GGCGGGCAAGTACAGCAAACAGGCATTGAAAGACGGTTTTGATTTAACGGAAGAACAGCGCAAGGAAGTGGAGGCATTGGCATGAAACTATTCCGCTGCTCATCCCTGCATAAACTCATTGGTGATGGTCGCTCAAAAGCGGCTGTCATCAGTGACACCGCAAAGTCTGCAATCCGTGACATCGTGAAAGAGGACTTGTATAGCTTCCGTTCTTTCACTGGCAACCAGTACACCGCAAAAGGCAACTTGCTCGAAGATATGGCAATCGAGATGTCAGGCAAGATGCGGTTCAAGCAATTCAATAAACACGTTGGCCGTGTTGAGAATGAGCTCATCACTGGTGAGTGTGACATTTTAGACGGTCGCACCATCATCGACACAAAGGTGACTTGGGATATTGGCACACATCCATTCTTTAAAGATGAAGCTTTGGAGAAAGTCAAAAAGGCTGGATATGACGTGCAGATGCAGGCGTATATGTGGCTGTATGAATGCGAAGTTGCTGAGGTGGATTTCTGGTTATTCCCTACTCCTATTGAGCTTACAAAAGATTGGGATGATCGAGAACAGTTGATCGATATGGTTGAAGCTATCGACATCCGTGAGCGCATAACTACTGTGACCATTGAGCGTGATGGGGCGATTATCCAGAAGATCAAAGACAAGATTCCGCACTGTCAGGAGTATTACGCAAAGCTTATGGCTGAACGTAGCAAGGGAGTGAAAGCAGCATGAAATTCTTAAAAATTGGCAACACAATTCTTAATGTTTCACAGATTGAGTGCGTCACTGAAAACAAGGTGGTTGTTGGTTATTCCGGCAATGATGACCTGCCATTTGGCGACCAGATCAGGGAGGTGAAAGGCATTCAGGTTTATATGATCGATGCATCTAGCCAAGGTGGTTGCTTTGTCTTTGAAAGCGAAACCATTGAATCATTTTATGAAAAATTGGTGGCAGCATGAAAAAACCAACTCTAGTCCATCCGCTCATGACTGAAGCATTCATTATCTGGCTGCTCAGTATTGGCTACAGAGCAACGGTCAATCAGCATGGCGTTCGCTTCTTTTGTGAAGTAGTGAATAAGAACTTTCCGCGTGATGTGGTGATTGCAGGCACTGGCCGATTGAATAAGCCAGCGACTCAATTGTTTGAAGAATTTAAGAAATATAAACCGTTTGAGGTGGCGTGATGGAAGATAACAAATTGTGGTGCGTAGGAATCTGCCCTGAAGATGATAGTCCGCATGAGCAGTCACCTGCTGCATCAAAAGAAATTGCTGAACGTGCTTTGGCTCGATACAGAGCCATGACTAAAGCTGAAGGTAACGAGTTCATGATTGAGTCGTTTGATGAGTATTTTCAGGTTCAAGAATGGGAAGGCACGGCTGAAGAACACCAGGAACAAATATTTTATACAGAAGACTGGTTTAAAGAGCCGATGTACCAGTGCTTTGACCTGCCAACAGCATGCAAAGTTTTTGAATATGGTGAGATTGTTAAATGCTACAAAAAAGGCTCATCACCACTTACTACATCAAATTTTGAAGAAGCCAAGCGCTTCTATGAGGTGGCGTGATGGATATTCAAGATAGAGCGTTTAAGGAATGGTTTGCTCAATATGATAACAATATTGAGTATGCGTCAGAAAAGATTGCATGGGATGCGTGGAAGGAAGCCAAAGCCCAAGCTGATCAAAAAATTAAGCTACTGCTTTGTGATGAACACTTAAAAAAATGTGAATCCCCTACTGGTGTTTTTAATAGTCAGTATCCAGATGAAGAACCTTGTTTGATTTGCCTGGCGAAGGAAGCCAAAGCGAATGCGGTGCCTGACCTAAGCGAACTGCAAGAAAGGATTGCAGGACACCAGTATTACCATGATGAACATGGCCACATGGTTGTGGATATGGGTGATGTGGTTAAGGAGATCAGCGGATTTGATAGTTGGAAAGCCCAAGCGGTGCCTGAGGGTTTTGTTTTGGTGCCGAAAAATCCCACTCATAAAATGATGGAGGCATCGTGGGCCTCTCTTGATGCTGGCTCAGCAGATGAGTGGTGGGATGTTTATGAGGAAGTAATGAAAGCATCACAGGAGCCAGCCAATGACTAAAATCTACAAAATCGAGTCGATTGGCGACTTCTTGAAAATCCCATCTGATCGCATCCATGTTTGCTTGCAGGAAATGGCTGATCACATGGCTGAATTTAAGGCCGGACTGGAAGCCTTGGGCATAGAGCCAACGGGTGATGAAATTAAAACTTTCACCTGGGAGGATGATGGAAAAAATGATCTAAACATCACCCTTAATTGCGTTGATGGTAGATCGGCTACTGTGAAAATTATTCGTGGAGAGCCAGCCAATGACTGAAATTCAATTAACCAATGTGCAATTCGCGCAGCTTCAGATCGATAACCTTGTGGCCAAGGACAAGCCATACAACGAAACATGGTCTGCCGGTGATGTTGGCTCATTCAATGCGATTTTAAACGCGGTGGATTTCGACAATGAGTTCACGTACAACATGCGAGGTTGGTCACGTCAACGAGTTAAGAGTGGAACTGGCGGGATTATCACGGTAGATGAAAGCAATGCGGATAAGCTGTATCACCTATTCACCTGCTATTTGAGCAAGTTGCCGAGTGGTGTGGTGATGGCTTTGGGAGAAGTGTCGTGAACTATAAGGTCGAAGCATGGTCTTGGTGTGCGGACTACTGCAAGAAGAATCAATGGAATCCTCATGATTCCTATTTTTGGAATAAGGCTAATCTCGAATACCGCCGCCAACACAATATTTTTGAGGTTGGGGATAAGGTTGTTATTCGAAAAGCGGACGGCCATCCTGATTTGTTTACTTACGAAAGCATCTCAAAATCAGGGAATATGCATTTTTTTGAATCACCTTTTAATTATGGTCGCTTGGATTTATGTAAAGTTAGACACGCCAACGATGCAGAAATCAAAGCAGATAAAAGATTGGAGGTGAAGTGATGGAAATTGATCGCAGAATCCGAGCGAAAGAGTTTATGCAGTTGCTGGCTGTCGGAAAGGATAAATTTTATGCCATGGTGAACTCTGGCGATATTAGACAGCCGGTCCGACTTTCAGAAAAGGATGTTTTTTGGTACTCATCATATGTGAAGCATAAAGTCGAGGAACATAAAACAGAATCTGATATGATAGCCCACACATAGTGGGCTTTTATTTATCAATTTTTACCCCTACTTCTCCTAAAGCGGGTAACTAAACGGGTAAGATTGAAACCACAAAAGAATTTTTATATATATTTGAGTAGTTTAAATTGAAAATTGTCATTCTCAATAATTCTGAATAGCCAAGTCCGTATTAATCTATATTAGTCTGCTAGAACCGCACCAATACTATATATAACAATAACTGTAATCTGTTTTAATCTTTTTCAATCTATTCTAATCTTACACAAAAACGGGTATCTTTGCGGGTAACACTTTAAAGTTACCCGTTACCCGCGATGCTTACCGATGCTAAAGTAAAAACATTAAAACCAAAAGAAAAATCATACCGCATCTTAGATGCTGAACGCCTTTATATTGAAGTGCGCCCAACAGGTAAAAAGATTTGGCGACTCAAGTTCACGCTCCATGGAAAAGAAGGCACCGTGAGTTTCGGTGAATACCCTGCCGTGACACTGCAGCAAGCACGAAAATTAAAAGATGAGGCTCGGGCTAAGTTAGCACAAGATATAAACCCGTCCCTTGAAAAGAAAAAAGATAAATTAGAAAAAAAGGTTCAAGCCAATCATACTTTTAAAGCAATTTCTGAAGAATATGCAGCGGAGCAAATGAAGCACCGCTCTGCTGATTATGTGAATCGCTTTAAGACTTGCATGGAGTTGGATATTTATAAGGATATTGGCTCAATACCAATTAATGAAATCACATCTGCTCATATTTTAAATGTGATGAAGAATACAGTGCGGCGTGTGAGTAATTCTGCAAAATTTGGCACCGGTGAAGCTGCAGCAAACTTAAACCGCAGATTTATCGGCCTGGTGATGCGCTATGCAATTATCACATCCAGGCTAGACAATGACCCAACTTACGCACTTAGAAGTGTAATTTCTCAGCCCGAAGTTGAACATGCAAGGTCGCTTGACGCAAATGAAAAGAAAATTTTGCGAAGCAATATTGATAGCTATAACGGCTCCACCACAGTCCGAAATGCCGGACTCGCTATGCTGTATTCAATGTTGAGGACAGTAGAGATCAGGAAGTTAGAGTGGTCTTATGTAGATTTTGATTCAAAGACAATTACACTACCGCGATCGTCAAGACAAACACAGCAAGATCGAGTTATGAAAAAGAATAGAACTCATATTGTGCCAATGTCTACACAGATGCTTGAACTACTTCGACAGCAACATGCAATTTCCGGCGATCAGATATATGTATTCCCTTCTCCACAAAAGAGAAACTGCATGTTATCCAGGACCACACTAAATCGAATGCTTGAATATATGGGTTTGGATAAAGTGACTGCTCATGATTTTCGCGCGACCGCTTCAACAGCACTTTATGAAAAAGGATATAAAGAAGACTGGATTGAAATGCAATTAGCACATTCCGTTGGGAATAAAACCAAGGCTTCTTATAACCATGCCAAGTATTTAGCAGATCGTAGAAAAATGATGCAGGATTGGGCTGATATAGTAGATGGGTGGAGGGAATAAATAAAGTCTTTTATATTTATAAAATAAATTATACCCCCTTTATTAAAGGCAATTAATTTACTAATGCCAATAAATGGTTTTTGAATATCATATTAGATTAAAAAATAATTTTATATGCCGATATGAGTATCATAACCAAGGAAACAATCACAATGCCAAAATATATTTTTAAATAAACTCTATCACGCCATTTATCCTCACCAACTCCTTTAATCTCACTTAACCATGACATCAACATAACTAATAGTGTGGAAATGGTTAACGTTAAAATACTCATCAGCAGGATGATAGTGGCGAGCCTAGGTCTATGTTGTGAAGCTAAGAGATTGTTAATTGCACTTATTAAATTGACTCCACCAAATAGTGCAAAAATTATAGTAGCAAAAATACCCAAAATTGTTATGTAATTTACAACCGAATTTTTAATCTCGCCTTCTGTTTGCTTTGCTAAGGCTTCACTTTTACCTGCTGAATCAAAAGCTTGATTTGCAATTTCTCGTGCATCTTTCGTAACTTCAGTGATAAAGTTTTTCTGCCTCACTGCCAATAATATATGCCTTGTCAATTTATTATAACAAATAACTATATGATTACTTTCATTTCTTATTAAGGCTGAATTAACAACACTTATAAAATTTTCCAAAGAATCAATTATGATATTTTCTTGATGGTCAAATATTTCTTCAGCAATTTTATGATAAGGCACATTAAAACTAACCTTTTCATCTCGCTTAATCATTAAGCTATCTTCATGCTTGTTAATTAACTCACAAATAATTTTAGAGATATCCTCAACCATCTCAACGTAGAAGTGATGGTTAAGAAATATCCCTATTAAAATTTTTAAGCCGTCATTTTCTTCAGCTACATAGCTCATTTTTAAAGTAAATTAAGTTTTTGAGGACTGAAGTAGTCTAATAGTTCTTCGTCAGAATATCGAATATTTTTTTCACCCTTCATTATGCGACCTTTATCTTTTGCCCACATTGGATGCTGATGAGTTATATCAACTAGCTCATATGCATCTTTATTAATAAGTTGGGAAATCTGATCGTCAATTAATCCAATCTTAATATCAGGATTAAAAATAATAATTGAAGGGTCAAATTCTTCAGTTTTAAGTACTGGTTTCCCAGAAGACAAGTCTAAAGAAAATTTTGATTTGGTTTGATTAATCTCATAAACACCATAATCTTTAAAGGCATGGTAAACAGACGGCACCACTGGGCCATACTGCCATTTTTCAATTGGCTCATCAAATAGCTTGGTCTTGGTTATTGCTAAATGTTTTGCATAAATAAAATAAATTATCTTTTGAAGTTTTAAATTAGTTAAACCAACTTTGTGGATCTCTTTAGCTTTCCAGATAATATAGTTGGCAATATCAATTGCTGTAATTTTATTATTCATATCACACCTCTTTTATTACACTAAATTCAACTTGAACCAAAACATATATAAAGCTAAGGCTTAACATTGTCGAAAATCAGTGATGGTGCTCATAATTATTCCAGATTCAATAATTTATAGTCAAAAAAAGACAGTTTTGAACTTATTTGCTCATGATCTGCCTTTCACTCTATTTAATAGCATATACCGCAAATAAGCAATACTGTGAAACATAAATGTTCCACAGATACGTGTAAATCATGAAATTGTATCAACTTTCTTATTAGATCTGCTTCCAAGGGGTTATTAGACCACCCCAAAACAAATCCCCACATTCACATTCGTCGTAATTGAGTGAGCTGTGCAGCTCTGACTAAGAGTCTTTACCAAGTCAATTAGTACTGTAACCGTTCATCCGAAATATCATAATTTTGCGTCACTCTATGACGCATCTTTGAATTTAAAAGATTTATTTTATTTGTTTGATTTTTATTGAATCTTTACAATCTTGATTATTGTTACAAAAATCAAGGAGCCGTAAAATTATGAACAGTACTCATGGGGGCTTTCGTGCTGGAGCCGGTCGAAAAAAGTCTGAAGAAACTAAAGTAATTCGAGTGCCTGAATCTAAAATTCTTGATATCAAAGAATACTTAAAATCCCTTAAAAAAGAAAATGAAATCACTGATATCCGTCAGTTCGATCCAGTCACTAAAATAGAAATACCATTGGTCACTGAACGCGTTCAGGCTGGCTTCCCCTCACCGGCTCAGGATTATATCGATAAGAAACTCGATCTTAATGACTTCCTGATCAATAATGCCAATGCGACTTTCATTGTACGAGCAAATTCCCTTTCGATGCTGAATGCCGGCATTGATATTAATGATGCTCTGATTGTAGACCGCAGTATTGAAGCACAACACAGAGATATTGTGATTGCCTGTGTAGATAATGAGTTTACTGTTAAACGCCTAATTATTGACGCGAAAGGTTGCTGGTTGAAAGCTGAGAGTGAGGGTTATCCAGATATTCATCCCCAAGAAGGTCAGCAATTTGAAATCTGGGGTGTAGTCACAAATGTAATCAAGAAATTCAGATGAGCTATAACAATGAAATATAC